CTCGTAAACCTCTTGGCCGTGCTTCTCTCCATTACAGTAGAAATAACCGCCGTAGTTACCGTGCACGGTCGGGCGCACCTCGACCCCGCACTTGGAGGGCAGGCCCATCTCCATCTGCAAGAGATGAAGTTGAAACAGCTCGATCAAGGTTCGCGGCCGGACCACGACCTTGTAGCACTCGCAACAATCGCTCGGGATCACGCCCAGGCCATTGAAAAGCACCTGGTGCCAGAGATTGCAATGGCGCTCCGAGTCATGGCGAGCGAACACCCAAGGACTGGTATAGGCCAGCCGGGGCGAAAGCGTGATTTTGCCGGTCTCGGAGGAGATAAAAAACTGGCTGCGCTCGAGCAGCGGCCGGATGGCCTCGATGAGGTCCCAGCTCTTCAGGGTCTTAAAGTTGAAGCGTTCGACCAATTCCTTGAGTTCGTGCATGGTCTCTTCTCCTTGGGTTGTAGGGGCACGTGCAACGTGCCCCTACGGGAGGGGTTGATGATGGGGCACGTGCAACGTGCCCCTACTTGGCCGACTGGTGGCCCATGGAGATGAAAGCCGAATACATGCCGGCGGACGGGACCCCGCCGGAGGCTGTGATCCGAAGGGCCGCGTATTGCATGAAGTCTCCTGCCGGAATCTTGGTCCGCAGAATTTCATCGCCGATATCCGCCGCCGAGGCGGTCACGCCGGAAATGGCCTGGGTCAGTAACACCACAGCCGAGGCCAGGTCTGTTGAACCGGAATTCAGAGCCGCGGCGTGCTCGAGGGTAAAGGTCAGGACGGTGGCGGCCGCGCCGGCGCCGTCTTCGCCGTCGCAGAAAATCACCAGCTCGAGATCGCCTCCCTCGCCGATATTCGGGGTAGCCGCGGCGCCGAAGGCATCCTTACCGATCCCAAAATCGATGATATCGCCGATGATGTTGGTGTTGGAGGACAAGTCCAGGGAGCCCACGTCGATATTGGTCCCCAGGATCAACTTTGCGTCGAGAATGGTCATGAAAAAATCTCCTCTCGTTTTTTCGCGCGGGGCCGGCGAGCCAACCCTTATGAATTAAGTCAAAGTTCCTTCGGTTTGAACGATTTGCTCGACCAGCCGCACCGGATGCTGACGGAACCAGAGCACTTCGTCTCCCCAGGCGTCTTGCGCCCGGTACCAGACGTTGCTCTTGTCCTTGGCATCGATGTTCAGCCAATCGAAAATCGTCTTGTTGCAGTAAATGACCGCGCCCACGCCGGCGCCCCACATGGCGTCCAGCAATTTGATCAAAGTGTCGTCGATGGTGGTGGAAGTGGACAGGATATTGGCTGCCCGGGCGATGCAGCGCTCATTGTGGACTGAAAGTCCGCCGCGCACGCCGAACCAGTCGCGATAGCCCTGGTAGGGATTGTTTGAGCCGTCAAGAAGGGTGACCTCGCCGAGGTCCCGATGCTCGACGCCGAAATTGGGATGACCCTTGGGATAGGTCATATGGACCTTGTCCGGACCCCACTGGACCAGGTAGATGCTGGTATTGATCGAACCCGCGCCCGGAGTACCCACGGCCAGACAATTCGAGTACAGGCCGGTGGCCAGAGAATCCAGACGAGGAGCAAACCCGGTCATTTGTTCAGGAGTCACGGCTGCATTGGAATAAAACATCGCGGCCGCCAGGGTTTGAGACAGACCTTCGATATGACCGCGCGCTTCGCCCATGCGGAATTGAGCCGGATTGGGCGAGGCATCCACGATCATCTTGTCTGTATCGCAGTAGTCTTCGAGCGAGCCGACCGTTTCCCGGATCACGCGCGTGGCCGTGGCCGAGCGGGTCACGCCTTGATTGAGCAAGCGCCAGGTACCGGTGGGCAACGAATACCGCTGGGTGATCACATTGCTGAAGGTATCGTTGGCTTCCAGCCAGATGGCGTCCTTGAGAATCGCGTTGGTTTTCTGGAGCACCTCGGCGATGACCGCGGCATTGCCGCTGGGGTCTTTTCGGTTCGCCAGTTCCTTCAGGGTGAGTTGCTGATACGCATTGAGAACCGCCATGGGTTACCCCCTTATTTTTTCATGGAAGGGAAGTCCAGCATACGATCGCCGACTTGATCTTTCGGGCCGGTCTTCGGCTGATTTCCCGAGTTGGGAACAAAAACATCTTCGCTCATGACCTTGCGGACCTCGAGCAGGAACTTGGCCATGGTCGGATTATTGCCCAGGCCGGAGGTGTCGAGGAATTGCACAAACTCATCACCGCCGAACCGCTTGAGCGTTTCCTTGGCCTTGGCCATGTTTGCGTCGTAATTCGCGGCCCAATCGGCCTTCAGCTTGGTCTCGGCCTCGGCCGACGCCGTTTTCGCGGCAGCTTCCGCGGCCTGCTGGGCCGCTTGCCGCTGACTCGTGGCCAGTCCGGCCCAATATTCGAAGCCGGCCTTGGCCTGAGCCTCGGTCATGCCCGCCTTGTGGGCCATTTCCCGGTAGCTTTTCAGCACCGCGTCCGAGGCCTTTATGCCCTCGAGCGCGTACTTGTCCGGGCTGGCCGGCACTTGAGGCACCTTGTCATGAACATCGACGTATCGCTGAGCGAGCTGCTCAACCTTCTCGAAACCCTTGAGGGCCTCATGGACCTTGAGGGCGTCCGGCAAGCTATCGCGCCATGAAGCAGGCGGCGTTCCGCCAGCCGTGGTTTGGCCCGTCCCAGTCCCGGTACCGGTGTCACCCTGACCCGTTCCCAGTTCGCCGGTTAATGCGCTCATGTTCTCTCTCCTTGGGCAAGGGCATGTGCCGTTCGACAGGCTCACGGTCCTGAGCGTTGTCGAAGGACAACGTGCCCCTACGGTTTCGGGCGACAAGAAAAGGCCACGGGAGTGTGGGCCCCCACATGGCCTTTTCTTGTTTTCCGCTCCGGATGATCGGTCCGGACCAGGCCCGAATTTTTAGGTGGGCGCGTGCAACGCGCCCCTACGGTTTTTCCTTTTCTTCTTCCCGGATTTTCTTCTCGGTCCGGGCGATGATCTTGACGCCCTCGACCGAATCCAGGTTCAGCATGTGCAAGAGATAAAGCCCCACTTGGCGTTTGCCTTCCAACATCATCCCTTGCGAATTTCCGGTGAAAGTCGTCCGGAAGAGGTAGCATTTTTCCACGAGATCGTGAAACACGCGTTGACCTTCCGGGGTCCGATAAACCAGATTGTAGTCTCGGAGAAGCTCTTTGTGCTTCAGCTCGAGCTCCGCATTGGTCTTTTCGCGGTCCTGGCCGATCCCCAGCACATCCGGTCCAAATTTAGGCATGAGCCGCCCCCTGCACCGGATTCTGAGCGCCCATCATCTCGGCCAGAGCATTGCCGCCGCTCAAATCGGTTTGGCTGAGCGTCTTGGCCGTCGCCGCCGTTTGAGCGGTCTGGGCCTGTTGCTCGATGAGCGCCTGCTTTTGCGCCCGGGCCACTCGGATCTTCTTCACCTCTTCATCGGTCCGGATAATGGCCGGAGATATGCCCAGAACCTGCTGAAGTTCATCCACCGCCTCGTCGCCATTGAACTTATCCAACACGGTCGGGGCGATTTGAGCCACGTCCTTGATGTAGGCCGTGGCACGTTGAATGGCCAGAAGACTTTCTCTCAGCTGGGCCAGCGCCAGAAGGCTGATATACTCGACTCGCAGCTCGGCGCCTTGGATTTCCGGAGGAGGAACCGGAAGTTTGCCTCTGCGATAGAGTATGCCGAAGACTCGGTCGATCAAAGGATCGTGGAAGTCGTTCTGCTGGCGTTCCAGCACTGGACCCAGCTGCAGCAGCTTTTCCGACTGACGCTCGAGGACTTCCGTGGCCGTCATATCGTTCGGAGCGTCCTGGAGCATGAGAAATAGGTCATTGAAAAAGCCCTTGCGGATATCGTTCTTTTTTTCCTGGAGGGCCAGCTGAATGCCATTCAAATCCACCCGCAGATCGAGAAGGGCGCCCACGCCGGCTGGATCGTTGACATCGATCTGATTGAGCCCGCCGGGCAGCATATCCAAGGTGCCGTTGTAATTGCTGGGTACGCGCATGGGCGGATCGATGGTTTTATGCACGGCCAATAGCCAATCGGCGGTCATTTCCTGGAGCATCTTCACGTCCGGCAGGTTCGTATGCCCAGGCCCATGGCCATAGACATTCCCGCCGATGATCAACCAGCGGGGGACCATGAATGGAAATTCCAGGTATCCGGATTGGCGGAGAGGAGGTTGAGTCTCGGGCGCTTCAATTTCCCAATAAATCGATTCGTAGCGCATGGAGAAGATATCGGCCTTGTTCGGATCGTACTTGGGATTTTTACGCACCAGGTGGCCAACTTGATAAAACGTTTGCCAAGCGGGTTCTGGCTTATCTACTTCGGCCTGGAGCGTTGGGCTGAGATTGTCCCGGCCAAAGTGGTCGTTCAGTTGCTCGAGAGTTAAATAAAAGCGGCGGCCAACTTGGATCGGCCGGCCATTCGCATCCATGGAGACCGCGTATTCACCGATGGTAAGCGTGAGAAACCGAAGGTCTTCCTGATCGTCATCTTCAACCAGCTGGCAGCCAGTCCCGAAAGCGGCCTGCTCGAAATAAACCGAGTGCGCTTCGGCATAGAAATTCGAGGAAGCAAAGGCCGCATAGAGCAGTTTCTCCACGTCATGGAGCCAGGATTTCACTTCCGGCAACTTTTCGAGTACATCGTCTTTCAGGCCCAGGCGAAACCAAGGGCGGGCCGGACTGGTCAGGCCGCTTTGCATGCCCGCGGCCAGCGTCTCGACCGCCTTTCCGCCCACATTGTCCACGATGGCCGAGGCATCGTATTGATCCCCGCGGTTAATTTGATCCCCTTGGGTATAGAAACGGCCGCGCTCCGGCGCCAGATAATCCCGGAGCTCTTTCCATTGCGCGTTCCACGTGGAACATGTGTCCTCGAGGGCCTTGAGCGTTGCGTTCAGGGCCTTGGCGGTCCGCGCGGGCGCCGGCTTTAATTTTTCGGATTCTTGCATCGGGTCCATAATTGCCATTTCCCGTAGGGGCACGTTGCATGCGCCCAGGGCACGCGCAGCGTGCCCCTACAACCTTCTGCCTAAGAGCGTGGGCCTGGTGATCGGAGCCGCGCCCAGCACGCCCAGGCCGCCGGTCAAAAGCGATTCCGACCGGCCAAGCATTACCCGGCGTTTTTCGTACTGAAGCGCGTCTCCGACCGGGTCCGGGATCGGCTCGATCGGCGCGCCACCACCGGTCGAGCCTTCGATATGGCCCACCGAGATATTCCCGATAGCGGCTTCGAGATCCGAAAAGGGCAAGGCCGTCATGAATGGTTCGGCAGCCGCCGTCGGGTTCTGATTGAGAATGTCGACAATATTATCGCCGAAGATATCGCCCACATAGATATCCATCATGCCCGGGCCTCCCGGCGATGCACGTACTCCAAGGGTTTGTATTCCCGGAGCCGCGGATGAAGGGCCGGCCGGGACGGCGGCCGCGCATCCATGTCCTTGTCCTCGATCCGGGCCAGGCAGTCCAGCATATCGTCATGGGAGGAGAAGGGGAAAAAGAGCAATTCTTCGGCGATGAATTCCTTGATCAGGTCCCGGCCTTTATACATAAGCTTTTCCGGCAGCCAGAATTTGCCTTGCTCGAAGCTGGGCACCAGCCGTAGAATTCGATCTTCCTTGCTCACCTGGCCGCCCAGCGGCGTGATCGAGAAATAAACCTTTTCCAGCCTCATGCGCTCTTCGAAATGCTGAACATCCGACTGCATCCCGTACTGCTCATACCCGATCCGGAGCGGTCGCCACTTCTGATACATGTCCCGCAGCGCCTTCCATCGCTCGGTCAGGTTGAGTTTGTCCCGAAGCATATCCAGCAGGAAGCGGTTGCCATCGTGGTCGATGGCGATGGTGGCCATGACCGTAAAATCAGAGTCTTTTTTCTTGGCATTGGCCGGGTCGCAAATCAAGTAACGGTTACAACCTAATGGCGGCTCGCCGTAGTGCTTGATCCACTCTTCCTTGAACCGGCGTTCCTCATCGGCTACCGGGTTGAGAAGCTGCTGGCAGGCGAAGACGTAGCTGGATTGCTCCCGCTTGAGTTCAGCCAAGCGTTCCGGAGATAGAAAAACCGGTTCGCCGGTCGAGGTGCCGTCATGCGTGGCCGGATGAATCCGGACTTTGTAGCTATCACGCTTTCTAAGTTGGGCGTACAGATCGGCGAAACTATAATGCGTGCCAGTTACCCGCTTCTGGCCCTGGTCGGTTCCGAGGCTTTGCGAGATTTCATAGGCCTCGACCGTCTTTCTGAGTTGCTCAGATGTGGTAACGCTCTCTCTGGTCACCACGTCATCGTACACGCGGATGGTGAAATGCTTTCCCGCGGGCTGGCCGTCCACCAGACCCCAGGCCTCGATACTGGCCTCTTTGGCAAAGCTCTTCCGCTTGACGATCAAACCGTCGTCTTCCGACCACTTGGGCGCTTGGCGTTTAGGCTGGGCGAAAAAGACATCGGGGAACCATTTCTTCGCCAGGCAGTTCCCTTCGAGAGTCTGCTTGATTTGCCGAAGAAAGCTTTTGGCCGCAGGCCGGGTATGGCTGAAAATACCGATCCGCTCTTCCGGATCATGGATAAGTTCCTGGATCGGCTGCGCATAAGTGAGGATTGTACTCTTGTAATGTTCCCTGGCCCAAAGGTCCAAGGTGCCGTTGTGGTCCGCTTCGACTTCTCTGATCCGGGCCACGATCCAGGGATGGTTGACGTCCACCCGGCCGAGGCCGAAATAGAGTAGGAAGAAAAGATCGTCATGGCAAAGCCCGCGGTAGGTCTTGAGTCCATCCAGCCGGCCGGCCGCGATTTCCCGGAAAATGGCCAGGTAGTCGTACTGATAGGGCGTGCCCTCGATGGGCTCGAAATTAAGAGCCATTCGGCGCACCCCCTTGTTTAAAATCCTGCAAGGCCGCGCGAAGGTCTTCCAGGTCAGGCGGATGCAATCCGGCACCGCCGCCATCGAGCGGATTTTCCAGAATCCCGGCATACCGGAGCTTGACCTCGATGATGCGCACCGCCTTGAGCCCGAACTCGGCCCGGCGTCCAGTATCCGCCTTGATGGCTTCGACGATCTTGACCAACTCGGCCTCGTTCTGGATCAAGGTCCGAACGTTTGCCGCCACTTCGCCGCGGAATTGGCCCAGCAGCCAGCCTTCAACCTCATCGAGGGCCTTCATATCCGCCGGAACCTGAGCCTTGATAGCTTCTTGCACGACCATGCGGGTCAGCTCGCCGCGTTCCTTACGCTCTTTTTTCAGCCAACGGGCCACCGCGGACTGAGAAAGATCGATCGGACCTTCAGCGGTCATGATCTTGGCGATCGACCCGGTGGACTCGCCCTGGCCGGCCAGGGCCAGCACCCGAGCTCCGAGGTTGCATTTGTCGATCTTCATCGGTTCGGACATGTCAAGTCACCGATCAGTCGCCTCAGTCGCCTTACGATGAACGGATGATAGCACGGGTTTTTTGAACCTTCCCGGAAGGGCCTCCAAGCGAACCAGAAACGAGCTTACTTGAACACAAAAGAGCACAAACAAGCACAAACGAGCGTTCATTTTTTTCTTGACAAGGGTTTGGGAACGTGCTCCGGGGAGGGATTCGGGCCAGCCGGATGGATCAATCGTCTTCATCCGGCGGGGCCGGCTCCCACCCGATACCTCGTTCCGCTGAGGAGATGATATCATCCAAGAAGCGGCCATAAAGCGCGCATTTCTCCTTGTCCGCGCCATAAGACGCGCCGGCGATCTGGCCTTCCCCTTCTTCCGAAAATGCCAAAACGATCACGCCATCCGCTTGGAGCGCCTTAGCCAGGGCCCTGGCCATCTTGATCTTGGGAAGCTCCATGGTTTCTCGGCTCCTTTCGTCTAAAAGAGGCGCCCTTGGACCTGCTTTGGGGCCTCGGAGGGTTTCTCTTCGGGCCCGTAGTGCTCGATCACGCCGGGAATCAATTCCCGCGGTTCGGGCATCGGCGCGCCGCAACCGTCGCCGGCGTGCTCCCAACGCCTGCAGGCCCAGTCTTCGGCCGCCTCATCCCGCATCCGGCGCAAAAGGTAGGTCAGCCGGATCGAGCGATTGAGTCCGGCCAGGAACGGCGATAGGCCGTCCCAGCCGACCTCGATGAGGCCCCGCAGCCAGTTGAAGAACATCATCAGCCGTCACCAGTCCGCGTAAAGATACGCGAATGATGATGGTAAGGGAACTTCTGATAATATCGACATTCCAACCAGTCAAGTAAATCCTGAAAGCCCACGCCGATCCGGTCTGCGATTTGTTCGTACGACATGCCCAGCGCAAACAATCCATCAATCCCGTCCATGTGCTCAGCCTCAAACCAATCAATCCGCTCCTTTGCATCCATCACCATCACCCACCTCATTTCTGCCGAGCCGCAAAACCGCGGCCCAGGGCGAGCAGCTCCCGGAGCTCGGCCTCGTGGACGTCCACCTTTTTCTTCTGCTGGGCCGCCAGGCCACGGCGCTTTAGCCAGTTGTGCAGCGTATCGGCCGTCACGCCGATCCGCTCGGCGATCCGCTTTTGAGTGACGCCCAACTCGAGCAGCTCCCGGACTTCGGCCTCATGCTCATCCACCTTGCTCTTGCCCGGCCCGGGAGGCCGGCCCAGCCGCATGCCCGCCGCCTTCTTCGTGGCCAGCGCGGCCTTGGTCCGCTGCGAGATCAGCTCCCGCTCGATCTCCGAGGCCATGGCCAGCACCATAGCCATAATCTTGCTCTGCAGGCCGTCTTCGAGACGCCAGCCGCCCTTAGCCGCATAGACGCGGACCGACTTGGTGGTGAGCACGCTGAGCAGCTCCATGATTTCCAGCATGGACCGACCCAGCCGGC